CTCCGCCTGATGCGTATTCTATATTTTCATCTCCTGTGTTCAGTGTTGCCGGGTTTCCTACGTTTTGATCTCTAAAAAATTCGTTCCAGATTTTCACATAAGCTCTGATTGGTAGTGCATTGATACTGTATTCTGCTTCTGTGTTTGTTTTGATGCTTTTTGCTGGGATTCCCATATAGTCCAAAATTGAGTTTTCGTCTGGGTATGCTCTGTCCGGTTTAGGCCATACACTTTTGTTTCCGATTATGATTTGTGGTACTGTGTACGTTTTTGTCGGCATCCACGGTGCATCGTCTGCTTCACCCATGAACCGTTTGAAATTGTCCCACAAAATCCGGTTTGGACAGAAGAAGTAATAGAAATCGATGTAAGCATCGTCCATTACTGGATATTTCGGTGTTGTCATTCGGATAATTGCCGCTGTATCCACGCTGAATGTGTCGCCTGGTAAAACTTCATCAACGTAAAACGGAATCAGTTTGCCTGCGTTAAAAGTCGTGAGAATGTTCTGGTCTCGTTTGAATCGTGTTCGACTTACATGTGTCTGTGGTACACTGTTAAAGTGTCTTTCATTATTCCGGTTCATTGCCTTCCTCTTTCTTCTTTGTATCGTTTGCGGCCTTTTCTTGCATCTGCTGCAGTTCCATTGCCTTGGTCTGTGCTGTTGCCATCATGGCGTGATACTCGTGAATGTTCGTAGGCCATTCCGTGATGTCCATAATTTCGTCTGTTTTTGCGCTGTCTGCCAGACTTTTGGCAAACTGTGGGTCGAAACTTGCTTTGCGGACGATGTTTTTAATGTCGCATTCGTCTGCATAGCTTTCGATTTCTGCCTGAATGTCAATCGGTTCAGTCTCGATTAGTTTTTTGTTGCCTTTTTCGTCTTTGCTCCAGACGTATTGCTTTCGCAGTTTTTCGCCTGGATTTGAAAAGAAGGGCTTGCGCCCTTCCTCGTATCGTTTAATCATGCGGTTTGCCCTCCCATACCTTATCCGGCTCGATGCTCTTAAATGTGCCGGTTTCATCGTCGAAGTTTGCGATGTGGTACCCTTTGTAGTCTTCGGGACTCTGTCCAAGGAACGTTTTATCGTCTTTTGCCATAATTTCGCACATTCGTGCGAAGGTTTCGTTGCTCTTGCTTTCACCAATGTAGCAGTAGCTCTTTGCTACGCTGTCGTAGATGCCGTAGTAATTGTGAATCATGTTTTTTCTCCTTTACAGTCGGATGCCGCCCCGCATGGGTTTCTGGCTCAGGTTGATACTCTTCGTTTTTCGTGCCGTTACGTTGAACATGCGCTTGTCGGTTTTCATCGGCATTTTCTTTCTATGCTTCATTGCTGTACTCCCTTCGGATTAGTTCTAGCTGTATATCGTTGGCCCATGATTTCATTATCCATATTTTGTCAATGATTTTATGAGCTTCTTCTTTGTCTGAAATTTTCTTTATCAACTTGTATCCGGTTTCGATTTCGCGGTATAATTTATCCGCTTCAAGCCTTAAATCTTTTTCGGTCTGGTCTCTTACGTTCCATGTCTTGTGTAACATTGTTTTACTCCTTTTCCTTCAGGATGTGGTAAATCTGGTCGAGCTTTTCCAACACGGTTTTGATTAGCTGGATTGCTTCCCGCAGGTCTTTCACCTTGATTAGTGCCATTGGTTACACCCCCTTTCTGTATCGTTCTTCACGCACATCCACGTGCGTAAAATTTGTGTATCTGATTACTCCGCCCTGTTCCATGATACTGTCTGTGTATTTTGCGACTTCTCTGCTGCTGTGCCCTTTCACTACGATATCGGCGGCCATTCCTTTGCAGTGGTATGAATTTGATGCTCCGTTTACTTTGCTGTTCCAGCTTGGTGTTCTGTATCCGCTGTTTATGATGACTGGTGCGTTGAAATGGTTTCTGATTTTTTCCAGTGTGTCAAGCAGTTCGGTTGCGATCAGTATTCCATCGGTTTTGTCTTTGCACTGAAATTCCTTTGCTTTGAAGTGCTCGCTTACTTTTCCGAAGTCTGCTTTTACATAGTTCACGTGCTTCATGTGGTCCCCTTTCTGCCGCGCGAAGCGAGGCGATTTTTTTTTTTACTATAACATAAAAACCCGGAGTTGTCAACAAATGGCCGCTGTTGCGCGCTACGCGGCGCAACTTCCAGCGAAGCGCGGCCGTGACTTTCCCGTCCGATTCCGGATTGCTTCTATTGGGTTTTCAACATTTTCAACATAGTTTTCAACATTTCAACATTGTTAAACTTTAACACAATAGAGTGTTTCAACAATTCAACAAGTTTTCAACAAAGTTTTCAACAAGGAATTTTTCTTATTTATCACGTGATAACGTTTTAAAATTATAGTTTTCAACTTTTCCACATACCCTACTACTACTACTACAACAAGTTATATTATAATACGTGCGCACGCGTGCGCGTGTGGCTTTTCGCGTGCACGTGTGTGCGCGATTAGAATAATAATGCCCAGTACCTTACTTGATAGGTACTGGGCTAGGTGACACCGATTACAAAATACCACTCTTTTTCGTTTGTTTTTTCGTGACACGCTCTTTGGTCTCTAAGACGGTTTTATAATCTTGATTCTCTACCTGTAGTCTCTTCTGCTGCATTGCGTTTTTTTGTCGGTTCTGTTTAATTCTCCACAATCTTTGTGGGTTTTCTGCTTCCATTTGTTTTTCATAGTATCTCGGTATTTGTGCTCTTTTTCCGTTGGTACACTGAATGTAGCCTTGTCGCCAGATTTCTGCCTTGTGTTCTTGATAGTAGTGATCTCCTAGACCCGGCTTTAAGCTCATGCATGCGAATGGTTTTGTTTGCCCTAGCTTGTAGTACGCATTAGCTTTTTTACCGTCTATTTCGTACATTTTTTTTGTAACGTATCCTGCAACATATCTATAGGTTTCTGGAACTGCTTGTGCTATCTGTATTTGACCCATTCTCCACAGACCTTTTAGCCATTCACTGGTATAGTATCCGTTGTGGTGAATCTTGTATAGGTTTTCTAGGTCTGTTGGTTTCCAGCCGTATAGAATCATGTGATAATGTGGTCTCGCTGTCTGTTCTCCGTACTCACCCGCTACAAAATAGCGTAATTTGCCCCTGTAAGCCTTCCTGAGGCGTTTTAGAAACTTTTGAATATCCTCATACAGTAAAATTTGAACACTGCTAGGGCGCTTCTCTCCCGGTTTCCACGTGTATTGTACTTTTCGCATGATTTCACCTGTTTTTACTATCATGCCCGGCACATGTTCGTCATCATATGTTAGTGTTATAAACCATACTTCTTCTTTCGGATAGTCTCGTGCTTCCAGCTCTATGCGCGTTGTCCAGTCCTCTCTTTGTCTGATTCTGCATCCTATACATTGTCCGCATGGAATTAGCATGACTTTTGGATTATACATTAAATCTTCGTATTTCATCTGTTTCCCGCATAACTGAGAAAAGCGGGCGAGTGAATATACTCGCCCGCTCTGTTCTCTATCATTCGGGTTGTACAGTCGTATTAACGGCTTGTAACAACTCATTTTAGGTAATCACCCGCTTTTCTCTTTTGTCCATATGCTCCTGTTTTGTCTTGCATTGGGTTGTTTGGTTTGTTTCCTCTTTTGTCACTATCGGCTGCTTTTTTCCCCATTTTATCAGTCACATTTTCGATTGTCTCGTCTGTTTTGTTTCCGATATTTGTTAGTGCTTTCTGCAAGCCGTAAGGACTTAGATGTGTTTCACTTAGCATCTGGTTCCAGCTTTGTGATGCGTTATACCAATCTGATTTACTCCAGCTCGTGCTGCTGTATGAGTTTGGAACAAATCCGCCGCTTCTGCTGACTCCTAGTGCGCTGCTACTTGCTAGTCCCATACTTGCTCCGCTGATTGTTGCTGCTGATCCTCCCGGTGTGCTCGCTCCGCCGTTTGCAAATGCAAGAATTGGGTTTAGACCTGCTTTTTTCATGTCCTCAACCGTTCTTTGATATGCTGTGTTGCTCATCCGCTCTTGGAATTCTCTGTTTGCTAGCGCTTCGGCGCTGTTATAATTCATTGCGGCTGTGTTTTCGATGTGGTTGTATATGCCTTGTGTGATGGCTTGCATTGTGTTGTATCCCATCTGTTGAAGCATACTTTTTTGGTTGTATTTTTGCTGTGCTATGCCTTCTGCGCTTTGGTATCCGTATGCTTGCTGCAAATATTTTGCGATTTGTTCATCATTTGTTCCGCTTTGGCTTCCGCTTACAGATGCTCCACCGCCTTGGCTTACACTTCCTCCACTGCTTTGGCCTGTTCCTTCGTTTCCCCAACCTCCAAAGCTTCCTGCAATGTTTTTTGTGGCGTTTGTTATGCTTCCTATACTTGATGCAACATTGCCGAGTACATTTACTCCTTTTAGAATTGTTCCCCATGGAATTGGCATTTGAAAATAGCCGGGTTTTTGCCCGGCTTCCTCCTTTCTTTACAGTTTCTCTAGACCCGGCACGCTATACAGCGGCATGCAACGTGTCGTTTTGTTCATCACTCGAATTGCCCCGAAAAATTGCGGCTCATCCTGTACGATGAGTGTCCGTGCGATTTCTGTTTTACCTTCGTTCATCCACTCTTGACTGAGTGTCGGCACGGTTTCGTAGTTGTCCGCATAGTGCCAGAAGTCCAGCGTTCCTTCTGCATTGCTTCGCATTTTGCCGTTTACACGGTTCGGTTTCATGCGATAGTCTGCCCAAGCTTCCTGATATCCAAATGTTTCATCGTCTGTGCTTGTGCCGGTCACCATGATTTCTTTCTTTTTGACAGGCTGTTCTCCGATATTTGCGAACTGCGGGAAATAGTAGTCCAATCGGTCTCTTCGGCTCCAGAATCGTTCAATTCCCTGTTGGTAGCTGTGGTCGTGACGCACACACATAACACCAATTATAAAGCCGTGCTCCTCAAAGCTCTTTGTAAAGGAACTTTCATTGATAGGCGTTACTGACATTGCGCCCGTTTCACCAATAGGTGTTCCGCTGTCTGTTTCCTGACCGCTGGTCTGTACGATTTGGTTCATGTTGACGTGATACCGTCCACCGCCTAGGTATTCCGGAACCTGAACAGTTTTGTCGCTGATGCTTACGCCAAAAAGTGCTCGCACCTGCTCACGGTATCTGCTGCCGCCACGCGCCAGCGCTTCGTAATAGTGTTGTACTGCAAAGGCCTGCCTTAACTGGTTGATGGTTGTTGCTTCGACGTTCTGGAGGTCTGCACCCATGTATTTATATGGGATTCCTTGGCCGGTTACATTTTGGCCGCCTACTTCTGTTGGGTCTGATGCACTTGCTTCAAACTTGCCCAGTTCGTTTCCTAAGTAGATGCTTCCGAAATATGGGTCGGTCATTTGTACGTCATCGAACATTTTTACAGGTGCATTTCCGGTTAGTGCAATTGTCACTTCCGGCCCACGTTGAGGGAAGGGCATACAGGATGAGAAATAATCGTGGAAGCGGCTTACAGGTAAACAGTATCCGCCATTTTGTGCGTCCGCTAGAATTGTTTCTTCACTGATTTCGTCTTCTTTTCCTCCGCCTGATGCGTATTCTATATTTTCATCTCCTGTGTTCAGTGTTGCCGGGTT